TCATGTAAATAGGAAGAAGCAACATCAATTGCTGCCGCAGTGTCCTTAGCCATTTGTTCGTAGTTAGTAGAATAATTAACATATACTGGCCACTCAGCACAAGTTTCATATAAGGCACCAAAGTTATTTGTAACAACATGTACTCCTGATGCCAATGCTTCTAAAGCTGAAACACATGAAGTTTCTTCAAATATACTTGGGTAAACAAACATATCATAGTTAGGCATCATTTCTAAAATATACTCATTAGGTTTGTATCCAATATAATTTACATTAGTTAATTTTTTAGCTTGTTCGTACAAAGCCGCAAAATCTTGACCACTTTCTTTTTCAAATTCTGAACCATATATTTTTCCAGAGCTATAAACATCTAAAGTAACATTAAGGTTTTCAACATCTTGCATAGCACGCAATAATACATTTAACCCTCTCCAGGGAGTGCAGTGATGAATAAGTTTAACAGGTGTTCCTTTTTTATGTATTTTTCGTATTGGAAAATTTTCAATACCGTTTTTAATAACTATTGATTTTTCTGTTGGTATATCAAATACCATTCTAAATTTTTCATAGTTCCAATGACTATTAAAAATGTACCAGTCATACTCATCGTGCCTGTCTTTGTTAGAGAAAAACTCTTGTAAATTAGGTTGATTCCAAGAATTTTTTTGCCACAAAATATTTATTTTATTTGGGTCTAAAGGAACTTTACCAGGTATAGATGTACAAATTTGAAATTGATCTAAAATATCTTTTGCTACATACTTTTGTAACATTTCCATTTGTATTTCAGTTGCACCTCTAGGTTCCATTATTCCTTTGTATGTGCGCCTAAGGTTACTTTTGTTACAGTTATTTCGAGGTCTTGTCTAAAATCATCCACAGTAGTGTCAGTATTGGGATCAGTAACATCAGAATTAAAATCATCTTTGTTAGCATATACCTTACCCGTTCTTTTGTTTTTAATAATTTCTTTTGCTTCTGCGGGTATTTTAATAAGATCACTCATTTTTGTCTACGACCCTGTCTATTATATTTTTTATTGTGTTGCAACTTCTTTTTTTTATTAAGACTTTTACAATGTCTTCTAGGTCTTTTTCTTGGTTGATCTCTTTCAACAAAGTCTTTAAATTTTCTAGCCATTTTCCTGTGATCTGTCTAGGAGCGCATAACTTATGACACCTGTTATTGTATTTGCTGTGGCCGCTTGAATTTTGAGAACATCATTTGCTTCCATGTTAAGACTTGAGGTTATTAAATTTCCAAAATTTTTATTTAATTGTGCGTGACTTATCTCTACTGCTGAACCACCAGACTTTTGTAAAAANGCATCTACATTAACATTAGAAGCAGTCTTATGATTAGCTTGAAATGATTTTATTATAATAGTTGCATCTGCGGGACATGTAAGAACATCAGTTACATTAGTGCTTGTTAAATCAAATGTTGTACTTTTATATCTTACTGTCATGACATAAAGTAATTAAACGAATCTTGTTCATTTTTCAAGTCCTGTTGAAAAGAAGTATTTAATTGATTTTCAATAGTTGCAAGTCCTTGGTTTATCTGTCTAAAACCTTCTACTGTATATTCTTGTGGTGGTTCAGGAACGTATACATTTATTTTAGCCATTATCTTCTTCCATCTGGATTAACGTCTGCTCTAAATGTACCAAATCTCCAAGTTTCATTAACAGCTGTGTTTTGTATTTTAATATTTGCAAGTCTTCCTCTAGCTCTAGTATCTATTTTTTGCGTGGTTGAGTTTATAGTAAAAGGCCCTAATTGTGAAGAAGTTCCAGCATCTACAGGAAAATTTTTTAGAAAAATTGTGACTATAGCATTACCCTGAAGGTTTTTAAAATCAGGTAAGAATCTGCTTACTCTTAATAAATATTCCCCATCTCCATCTGTTGGTAAATCAAAGTCACCTGATTGTATGTAAGCTGGAATTGCTGTTGTTGTACCATTTAAATCTACTTCATTATTACCTACTTCATGTGCATAGTATAAAGATGCACCAAAAGTATTTGTCGCCCCACTTAAAATAGGTAACGATGGTGTACTTGTTGTAGTATATTCAGTTGCATAAGGCACGTCATAAGTACTCGCATCTGCATAAGAACTTCTAGCAAGACTCATTGTTGACCAAGTATTTTCTACATAATTATAAGTTACTGATCTATTATTTTGTGTAGCAGGATTTCCCGAAGGTGTTCCTGCAGGGTAGAACCAAATTATTTCATTAAATAAAGAATTGTGCGATGCATAAATTATTTCATTAGAAGAATAATTTACTCCCACATTTGATCCGGTGGTCGTGAATACAAAATCTTCTACAAGTGATGGAAGTAATTTAACTGTACCATCAAATACAAAGAACCCTCCTCCTGCGCCCATCCAATAAACTCTACCATCTGCATAAACAACTGCGCGTGTTGACCTATACATCCACAGTTAGAACCTACTTGTCTTATTGAGAAAGTAAATGGAGGACCAACAAATTGCATAGTATAAGCTGCTTGGTCAGTTAAAATTAAATTGTAGTCTTTACCAGAAACTGCAGCTACGATTTTGTTACCTGTATCTAATCTAAACGTACCTGCTGTATTGACTGAAGTAGGTTGATAAACACTAAAATTTTCTTGATCACTAAATCTTATAAACATAGGGTCTTGAGTAGTTGCATCACCTATAGTTGTTTCAGTTCCAAAGTGAACAACATGTCTATCTCTATCTGAAGTTATAGTTAATCTTGTTGCTGTTGGAGCTCCGCTCATGATTACAGCTCTATTCTCTAAAGGATTTGATACGCCTGGATTCCACACAAAAGTTTTACCATCCTTAACAGTTGCAATTAGTTGCTGGCCAAAGTTATCTAATGACCATGTACCAGGATCAAGAATAACTGAAGAAGTTGTAGAACCTGAACCCCAAGTTAATCTACTCCATGTACTTGTACCCCAACCATAACCATAAGTTTGAATAGTAGGACCAATTTCTTCGTAAGGATTAATAGTAGCACCCCCTGCAGTAGACATCCCTGATCCAGATTCGTTTGATTTCATTTGTACTGTAAACGTACTTGTCGTTGGTGTTGTTAAAATTTCGAAAGTAAAATCTTGAAAATTAGCAACCGTGAAACCTGTTGCACCACCCCCTGGTAATGATACAGAAGTAAATGTAATATACTCACCAACATCTAAACCATGACTAGCTTTAGTAACGGTTACTACATTTGAATTTTGTGTCGATGAAAAAGTTGCACCAGTTATTGCTGTTGCAAGTGGAGTAATATCATAAAATTTATCTTCATAATAAATATATAATGCTTTAGATGTACCAAGTGCTGCGTATCTTTTGCCTTCTAAATCAGTCCAAGTATGCTGAGCACGTGTGGGTCCTGATATTGTATTAGTTCCTATAGCCTGAAAGCCACCAATTTTTTCTGGTTGACCATACCTAAATCTAACAAAGTCACCATCTATCCACTGACCTTCTGCGCCTGAGGGTGTATCTGCTTTATTAAATCCTGGAACTATTTGTACATTTCTTAAAGGCATAAGCTATTTTACATCATTTTAAAGCTTCATCCAAGTCGCAGGGTTAGGTATTAATATCTCGCTTACTTTGTTTTCTTTAGAAGTCATAATAATATCCCCACTTATGGATATCCTAGGAGACTTTTCTTCAGTCTTCTTAGTCCCGTGTTTTAAGGAACTAGGAAATATAATCAATTGGCCAGGCTCATTATTAATTAATAAGTTTTGGTGGTTTTGTTCATTCCATTCTGTAGCCTCTGGCATATAGAATCTTTGTGATGGTTCATAAAATGTAAGTGATGAATGATTTTTATTTTTTAATACATAGTAAACAAAACTAAAATGACTGGCTCCATGATCGTGAGCAGATATATGATCACCCTTATCGGTGTAAGCTACCCATGATTTCGTAATAAAATAATCAACATTTTTATATTTTAAATTTTCTAAAAATGTATTTAAATTAATTTTAAGTTCATCAAAAAAGCTTTTAAATTTATTATTTAATTGTAGCTGATCTCCATATAAAGATTCAAAAGAATCAAGTTGACCCGCCTTGTCAGAAGTAAAAGAATAACCTGTTTTATGTGATTTAAAATATTTATCTCTAGATTCTGGAGGACAAATATCTTTTTCAATAATAGGTATTAGCCCTTGATTAATTTTTTCAAAGTTGTTTAGATTTGATATTCCAATAAGTGAGCCTAATATTCTAATCGTCTCCATCTAAAGTACCTTTTGTATCAAACCAAACATAACTATTAAGCTTAGATAAAAATCTTTCCATATCCTTATCCTTTACCACATAAACTAATGTTTCGGTACAGAAATCTTTAATAGCCTCATATCTATGATGACCATCAATTAATACATTATTATTAACAACTAACGGACATAGTAAACCATTAAGTTTTATATCCATCTCAAGTTGATCAATTAACTCTTGATTATTATTTTCTTGATTAGGTTTTATATCTTTTATTTTAATTGTTTTAATTAAACTAGTAAATATAATTTTTTTAGGCTTTAAGAACACTTATTGTATACGAAGAAATCTATATTGAACTTCACCACTACCACCTGCTCCTGCAAAAGTATGTCCAGGTGCTCCTGAAGTTTGTGCTGCACCTCCACCACCACCAGATCCTCTTGTACCAGCTGAACCATTTGAACCCCCTCCAGAAGAAGAGCCTCCTGTTCCACCACTAATAGCTGTTCCATAAGAACTAGCTCCATTAGAGCCACCAATCCTACAGTTATCCCCACCGCAGTTTCCATTATTTGCACCTGCTCCACCATTTCCTGATTGGTTAAAAGTTCCAACAGGACCTCCGTTTAAACTACTAACGTTTACAGTAGCACCATTTGAATCTCTAAATGTTCCTGAAGTTACTGCACTAGCATTAATAGTAGCTGAACCTGCTGTACCAGCAGTATTATTTCTTAAAGGTCCCTTAACACTTCCGTTAAGACCACTTGATCCACCTCCTCCACCTAGAGTAAATATTGCTCCGACACTTGATCCAGATAATGTGGTGCTTGCGCCTCCACTTGCTGAAAGACTAAATTTATTTGCTTGACTATTATTTGCTGCTCCACTAGCACCTACTGCATAAGAAATAGTTTCACCTTGAGTAACACTAAATACTTTATCTGATATATATGCACCAGATCCACCACCAGCTCCAGAAGATTCACCTCCTGCTTTATCATAATCTGCTCCTAAAATAGAACCCCCACCACCACCAACTGCAGCTTGAATATGTATAGCGTTAGCTTGAGCCGGAACCGTAAATGTTCCAGAACCACTTGATACTGTTGCGAAAGAAGTTGCTTCAAAAGCACTAAAGACTAATTTCCAAACTCCTGATACTTTGCCGTAAATTTCATCAGCTTCTTTCCAAGCACCAGAAACTTTGCCATA